GTGGGCTTTTTTATTGCCCTGGAAATGGGGTGGAGTATGAAAATGTTTAAAGACCCGGGAAATCAAACTTATGTATGGTCAGGGTTTTCTGGTGTGCTGGCTTGGTTAGGTGATCAGAATAACCTTATGTTGCTTAGTTTGGCTATTGGTATTTTGACCGCACTTGTTAATGTCTATTCAAAATGCGCCGAAGGGCGAATGATGAGAAGAGAAAATGAGCGCAAGGAAGAAATACATAAGGTGCGCATGGAGCGGTTAAAACGGGGGCTACCTGATGAAATTGACGAGGACTAGAACCACGCTTGGTGCAGCAGGATTTGTCTGTGCAGTATCGAGCATTATTACATTGATGTATGCACAGTTCGGTGAGGAGCTTATCCTTAGCCCTAAAGGCGCAGAGATTATTGGCAATGCAGAGGGTTGCAGACGAGACCCGTACAAATGCCCAGCCGATGTTTTAACCGTTGGTATTGGCTCAACGGCATATAGCGGTCAACCTGTCGATCCAAAGCACCGATACACGGATCTAGAAATTGCAGAGCGCTGGAAAAACGATATTCAAGTTGCTGAGAAATGTGTGTTGAATTATGGAAATGGCCGAGCATTACCTCAGTCTGTTTTTGATTCTGCCGTATCGATTACCTTTAATGCAGGTTGTGTCGCTGTTCGCAACTCAACCTTATTCAAACAGTTACGTTCGGGCAACTATCACCAAGCCTGTTATGAATATCCTAAATGGGTATATGCAGGCGGTAAGATATTACCTGGCTTAGTCTCTCGCAGAGAAAAAGAGAAAGCATTATGTTTAGCCGATTTGAAACAGCCTTAAAGCTAACCGCACTTTGCTTGATTTTGGGCTTGTGCGGTTGGACTTGGTACCAATCTCAGAAGATAAGTAGCTTAAAGGCCGAGAACCAAGCGCAAGCCCAAACCATCCAGCAACAAGAAGACGCGAACAAGGCATTGACCATTGCGCTACAACAAGAGCGTGATGCAGTAATAGCACAACAGCAACGTAATGATGAAATAGAAAGGGTAGCAACAGAAAATGCTGAATCAGTTAAAACAATCATTAAGACACAACCTTGTGCTCACACTCGTTTGCCTCAGTCTGCTCTTGACCGCTTGTACAAATAAAGTCACGACCAAAGCGGAATATATTTACCCGCCTCAAGCCTACACTGCCCCTTGTGTTAAAACAGCATTTACCGGTGAGACATACGGTGATGTAGTCATACAACTTGTTAAGGTAACAGCAGAGCGAGATAAATGTGCAAGCCAAGTAGATAATCTCAATAAATGGATTAACCAAACCAAGACCGCCAATTAAAGTGCGGTCTTTTTTTATTGGCATATACAGACACATACATTAGGACTGACCTTGACTATCTGATGATAGCTCGAGGGTAGTCCTAAGCTATGTTTTATGGACAAAACAAAAATATATCGAGTGATTTTTATAAAGAATCGTGAGGGTAAAAGGTACTCCTGAGGGGATACCCCTTTCCACGGGGTTTCGGGCGCGCGGTTTTCGACAATTTTTTGACATCTTAGGCATCATCATCTTTTTTCTTTTTGGGCATTTTAACGGTCTCGGCTATGGATAATTTATACGACTTAAAACTCAATATAAATCAGATCGCCGAACTGGTCGGAATGCATCGGCAAACCGTGTCACAAAGGGTTGCAGGACTAACGCCAGCTATTGGAAGTAATTCCAAATTAAAGCTCTATGCATTATCTGATTTAATCAAAATCGGACTTGCTGAAAAAATGACGGCAGATGTTGATAGCTTATCACCTGTTGAAAGACGAGCATTTTGGCAAGCGGAAAACGAAAGACTTAAATACGAGCGAGATACTGGCGAACTGGTGCCATCATTTGAAGTGGCTCAAGAGATGGGCTTTTTGGCTAAAGCTGTTGTGCAGTCACTTGATACATTGCCAGATATTCTAGAGCGTGATTGCGCATTAACTCCCACACAATTAACTCGTGTAATACAGGTGATTGATGACGTTAAATTGCAAATGTCATTACATATACAGGATGGCGATAATAAATCAGAGGAGTAGCCATGTTTGCATCAGCTAAAGATATTAGGCGAGATATTGCAAATCTACTTAAACCTCCTCGCCGAATGAAAGTATCGGAAGCCGTAGCAGAATATATGCGCGTGCCTGTTGGAGGTGGTAACTCAGTTAAATGGGATAAAGATACTGCTGCATATATGCTAGATCCAATGGACTGCCTAAACTCTCGTGAGTATGACGCAGTAATTTTTGTTGGGCCAGCTCGTACTGGTAAAACAATCGGATTGATTGATGGCTGGATCACTTATGCGATTATTTGCGATCCGTCTGATTTTCTCTTGGTGCAACTTACACAAGAGAAAGCCAGTGAGCATAGTCGTAAACGTTTAGACCGCACTTTTAGATGCTCACCTGAGATTGCAAAAAGATTAAGCCCGCGTAAAAACGATAACAATGTCCACGATAAATATTTTAGGGCAGGTAATCTATTAAAAATTGGTTGGCCGTCAATTAACGTACTGTCATCATCCGATTATAAATACGTTGCGTTAACAGATTACGACCGATGGCCCGATGATGTGGACGGTGAGGGCGACGGATTTAGTTTAGCGTCCAAACGTACGACTACATTTATGAGTGCCGGTATGACACTTGTAGAGAGTTCTCCAGGCAAGGATATTGTTGATATAAAACATCATCCAAAAACTACTCACGAGGCACCGCCAACAACAGGTATTTTATCTCTATATAACCGTGGCGATAGACGCAGATTCTATTGGCAATGTCCACATTGCAAAGAATGGTTTGAGCCATCAATGGCAAATATGGTTGGTTATCGTAATGATACTGACTATGTTAAGGCAAGCGAAAACGCTCGTTTGCAATGCCCACATTGTCAATCTCTCGTAGAGCCTGACAAGAAACGCGCATTAAACATTGGTGGCAAATGGTTAAAAGAAGGGCAAACGATAGATAAAGACGGTGTAATCCATGGCGAGGGAAGAAACTCTCGTATTGCATCATTTTGGCTGGAAGGCCCTGCCGCCGCTTATCAAACATGGGCGCAATTAACTTATAAATTGCTCACTGCCGAACATGAATTTGAAATGACAGGCAGTGAAGAAACGCTAAAGGCAGTAACAAATACAGACTGGGGATTGCCTTATTTACCACGCTCCGCACTTGAGCAACGCCGAAGTGATGAGTTGATGGAGCGGCGAGAAGATACAGAAAAAAGAACGGTACCTTATGGGTGCCGTTTTTTATTGGCTGCGGTTGACGTACAGGGTGGGCGGAATCGCCGTTTTGTCGTCCAAATTGTGGGCTATGGTGAAAACAGTGAACGGTGGCTCATTGATAGATACAACATTAAATCATCAATGCGGAGCAATTCCGATGGAGAAAGCCTCCCGATTGATCCGTCCGCCTACCCTGAGGATTGGGATTTACTCATTAGTGATGTGCTTAATAAGCAATATCGTATTGAGGGATTAGACGGCGGATTCATGCCAATCCTTGCAATGGCTGTGGATAGCGGCGGTGAGGATGGTGTAACGGATAACGCCTATAAGTTTTGGCGCAGATGTAAGCGTGATGGCATATCAAAACGAGTGTATCTCGTCAAAGGTGATAGCACCAAGCGCCAAAAACTGATTTCTCGCACTTATCCTGATAACACCTCGCGGTCAGATCGTCATGCTAAAGCACGAGGTGATGTGCCGCTATACCTACTCCAAACAGACCAGCTCAAAGATCGCATTAGTAACGCACTAAGCCGTGAGACTATCGGGGCTAACTATATCCATTTTCCGTCGTGGCTTGGCGAATGGTTTTTTGATGAATTGACCTACGAGGAGCGAGGACAAGATGGTAAATGGCGTAAGCCAGGGAAAGGCAACAATGAGGCGTTTGACTTATTTTGCTATGCCCATGCGATCGCTATTTTGCGTGGTTATGAGCGTATTAAGTGGGGAGATGAGGACAATGTCCCATACTGGGCGAAATTGCCAAGCGTAAACCCTAACGTGATCCGTAGAGAATCATCTGCACCAGAAGAAGAAACTGAAAGTGCGGTAGAAATTGAACAAGTAAAACCGCAACCGAAACCCAAAACAAAAAGTAATTGGCTAAACGGTGGCGGAAGTAAAAAAAGTGGTTGGCTTTAACTCCTAGACAACCTTAAATCGGTAGATACCGAGCCTATGAAAAGGTGGATATGTTGCGGTAATAACTCAAGCCCTGACTAGAGATAGTTGGGGCTTTTTATTATCTAAATTTGGAGGTAGAAAATGCAATTAGCAAATCCCGAAAATTTTAAACAGTTTGTACAAAATAAAGGATCTAAAACTATTACCACATCAGAAACTGTAGCAAAAGTTTTTGGCAAGTTGCACGCTCACGTAATGCGTGATATCCGCGAAATTTTGGAATCTGGAGATGAAGAATTTAACCGATCCAATTTTGGATTGGTTGAATATATCGATAAAAAAGGCGAAAAGCGCCCAATGTTTGAGATGACAAAAGACGGTTTTATGTTGTTGGTTATGGGATATAAAACCAAAAAAGCAATGGCAATTAAGATCGCTTACATCAAAGCATTTAATTTTATGCAAGATCAATTGCTATCTGGCAACATGACATTGCTTGAGCAATATTACCAAGCATTGGGTGAGCATAAAGCCGAAAAACAATTAGCAAGCGTTTGTGGTAAAGCATTGAATGAATGGAAAGGTAAAAAGCCGTTGCTTGAAGCAACACTAAAAATCTTTGAAGACAAATTGCAAATTGAGTTACCACTACTTAACTAACCGCACCGTAAAAAGTGCGGTTTTTTATTGGGGCAAAAATGGCTATCTACGACAGAGACGAACTCGAAGAAAAAATCCGAACGCTTGATGAAAAGATCGAAAACGCCCAAAGCCAAGTGAGCTTTAATGGGCGATCGGTATCTTACCAAGTGTCCGAATGGACAAAACAACGTGACCGCTATCAACAAATGCTTAATGAGTTATTAGCGGAAACAAGACAGCACGTTAAACGCCACAGAATCAAATATGCGAGATTTTAAACGATGGGAATATTAGATAAAACAATTGCCGCAATCTCGCCTAAATGGGGTGCACAGCGAGCAAAAAGCCGATATGTGATGAATGCATACGAGGCGGCAATGCCAAATCGTACACATAAGGCAAAACGCGAAAGCCAAGGCGCGAATGTATCGACCAAGCAAAGTGCGGTAAGTTTGCGAGAGCAGGCTCGGGCGTTAGATCAAAATCACGATATTGTGATCGGCATTTTGGACAAGATGGAAGAGCGCGTGATTGGCTCTAGAGGAATCCATATTGAACCACAACCGCTCAAATTAACAGGTGATGTTGATGAGGAGCTGGCGGAACAAATCCGCAAAAAATGGGCGGAATGGTCTGTTCGACCAGAAGTTACTGGACAATTTACCCGCCCTGAACTTGAGCGGATGTTGTTACGAACGTGGCTCCGTGATGGGGAAGTGTTTATCCAACTTGTACGAGGCAGTGTAGCAGGTCTCAATCACAGCACCAAAATCGCATTTAGCCTTGAGGCATTAGAGCCTGATTTTGTGCCGATGAATACCCTTGATACGGCAAATGTAATCCAAGGGATAGAGATTAATGCTTGGCGCCGTCCTGTGTCTTACCGCGTTTACATGGATAACCCACAAGAAAACAACCGCACTTTTGGACGAGTTAAAACTGTGCCTGCAGAAAATATGTTGCACCTTGCGTTTAAAAAGCGCTTGCACCAATTGCGTGGCGTATCGATGTTGCACGGTGTAATTGTTCGTCTTGCTGACCTTAAAGATTATGAGGAGAGCGAGCGTGTTGCTGCACGAATTGCCGCCGCCTTTACGATGTACATCAAAAAAGGCGATGCCGCACTCTACGGAGATAATGAGGATTACAGCGCAGACAGTCCGGAGCGAGATTTTGAGATTGCTCCCGGTGCAATTATTGATGATTTAAAACCCGGTGAGGACATCGGGTTAATCAACTCAAACCGCCCAAACGTTAACCTTGAAACCTTTAGAAATGGTCAATTAAGGGCAACGGCGGCAGGAACTCGCTCCAGTTACTCAAGCATTGCCCGTGACTATAACGGCACTTACTCAAGCCAACGCCAAGAGTTGGTGGAGAGCTTTGAGGGTTACTCCGTTTTACAAGATACCTTTGTCGCTCACATCTCCCGCCCAATCTACCGCGAATGGCTAAAAATGGCGATTGTCAGCGGTGAAATTGAGGTGCCAGTCGATATTGATCCAGCGTCACTTTATAACGCTGTTTATAGCGGTCCTGTGATGCCATGGATTGATCCGACAAAAGAGGCGCAAGCCTGGAAAGAGCGCATCAAAGGTGGATTGGCAACGGAAAGCCAAGCAGTACGCGCAAGCGGTAGCAACCCGGCAGAAGTTAAACGCAGACGTAAAGTTGAGGTGGACGAAAACCGAGAATTAGGGCTGAAGTTTGACACGGATTTAACTAACACAGGTACGAAAGATGAAAAAACAAAAGATGATTCTGTCGCCGGTGGCGATGGCAACGAGCGCGACAAAGACGAATAACCAGTCTTGGTACTCAATCAAAGCCAAAGCCAACGATACGGCAGAAATCTCAATTTACGATGAGATCGGATATTGGGGTATTACTGCTAAGAGCTTTTCGAAAGATCTAAAAGCGCTTGGCAACAACCTCAAACAAATCAATCTACACATCCACTCCCCAGGCGGCGATGTCTTTGACGGAATCGCCATTTACAACTTGCTAAAAAATCATCCAGCTAATGTGACAGTTTACATTGACGGCTTGGCGGCAAGTATGGCTAGCGTTATTGCAATGGCTGGTAATGAGGTCATCATGCCCGAAAACGCAATGATGATGATCCATAAGCCTTGGGGCATCCAAGGTGGCGATGCTGAGGATATGCGCAAGTATGCTGATCTATTAGACAAGGTCGAAAATACGCTAATCCCAGCCTATGCAAACAAAACAGGAAAAACACCTGAAGAATTAGCAGAAATGCTATCGGCGGAAACTTGGCTCAACGGTAAAGAATGCGTTGAACAAGGATTTGCCGACAAACTAGCCGAACCACTTGTGGCGATGGCGTCTATTAAATCACGAAAATTAGAGGACTTTGAAAATATGCCAAAAGCAATGAAAGACATGTTGTTTAAGCCACAAGGCAACGCTGGCGCATCTGCACCACAAGCAACACCAACTCCAGCACAACCGGCGCCAACCGTACCAGTAAATCAAGCACCAACAGCTCCGGTAGATAACACCGCACAAGTGCAAGCCGAATTAAATAAACGCAACGCTGACATTAAAGCGGTATTTGCACCGTTTGGTACTACGCACAATGATTTGTTGGTGGAGTGTTTGGGTGATTTATCAATTACTCCTGATCAAGCCAAAGACAAATTATTAGCAAAACTTGGTGCAGGCACAACGCCAAGTGCAGCGCCTACCGCATATGCTGGAAATGGTAATATCGTTGGCGACAGCGTGAAACAATCTTTGTTAGCTCGTGCAGGCATCGATAAAGACAAAGCAGACGCCAAAGACAATGCCTACAACGCAATGACCTTGCGCGAACTTGCTCGTGCGTCATTGGTCGATCGTGGTATTAGTGTTGCAGGCCAAAATGCAATGAGCATGGTTGGATTGGCGTTTACCCACTCAAGCTCTGACTTTGGTCAAATCTTAATTGATGTGGCGCACAAATCCTTGCTCAAAGGTTGGGAAACCGCAGCAGAAAACTTTGATCAATTTACCTCTCGCGGCACATTAACCGACTTCCGCGCGGCGAAACGTGTTGGTTTAGGTGATTTTGGTTACTTACCGCAAGTCGGTGAGGGGGAAGAGTACACCTACGGCACAATCGGCGATGAGGGCGCTAGCGTTGCATTAGCGACTTACGGACAATTATTTAGCATTACTCGTCAAGCAATCATCAATGACGATATGCACTTGTTGACAAAAATCCCTGAAAAAATGGGACAAGCTGCACGTGCAACAATCGCTAAATTAGTGTTTGCGTTATTAACCGGTAACGCGATTGCACAAGATGGCAAAAAATTATTTGATGGCTCGCACAAAAACTCATTTGATAATGCTGCATTAGATGTGGCCAATATTGATAAAGCAATTCAAATGATGAATGGATTTGTCAATACTCGTGGTGAACCATTAGCAATTGAGCCTGATTTTATGTTGTTACCAACCTCACTTTATACTCGCGCTAAACAAGTTCTAGGTTCAGCAAGTGTTGAGGGAGCTGATATTAACTCTGGTATTATCAATCCAATCCGTGACATTGTGCCGACAGTTAAATCCGCTCGTTTACAAGTTGCCGATCCAAAATCTTGGTACTTAATCAACAAAGAGGCAATTGAAGTTTCTTACCTTGACGGCATTGATACGCCATATATGGAGCAACAACAAGGTTTCACTGTTGATGGTGTATCTACTAAGGTGCGCATTGATGCAGGTGTTAACGTGATTGATTACCGAGGAATTGTAAAAGTTACCAATAAGTAACTTAACATCCCATAAATAACGACCGCACTTCGATTAAAAGTGCGGTTTTTTATTATCAAAATTAAAGGATCATTAAATATGTCTAAAAATTACCTACAAGACGGAAACACCGTGCGTTTTACCGCTACTGCAGACGTAAAAAGCGGTGATGTAGTAATGTTAGAAAACCTTGCTGTAATCGCAGTATCTCACGTTGCACAAAATGAAACAGGCGTTGGCTTAACTACAGGTGTATTTACGGTGAAAGCAAAAGCGGAAGATGATATTAAACAAGGAGCAATTGTTTACTGGTCAGCAACCGATGGTGCAACCATTACCGCTGGTAGTAACAAGCGTTTAGGTATTGCTTGGAATGCTAGTGGCGTATCGATGGGCACTGTAGATGTCAAGATCAACGCTTAGTCCGTTTGATGACGCGCTCGCACAGGCGGACAAAGTCATATCAGATGTGATGATGTCCGTCTATGTTATCAACGGCAAAAAATACAAAGCTGTGCTTGATGAAAGCCCAAAACTAATGAGTGGCAATTACACCGATGATTACTTAATTAATGGCACGACGCGTACTCTCACTCTTTTTAAAGCATCAGGATATAAGCCAAAACTTGGAGATATCATTACTTCTTCAACAGAGGAATATGTTGTGCGAGGGTTTAGCTTTGAAGATAAGAAGATCGTACTGCAATTGGAGTAAATATGGCGGTGAAAATTGAAGGGATGGCAGCATTACAAGCTAATATCCAAAAACTGGCTAATCAAGTCGCGCCTAAAGCGGCAGCAAAAGCGATTAATAAGGTAGCGAGAAGTGCAATCAAAAATGGAACAAAAAATGTCTCCAAAGAGATTCATGTGCCAGCTAAATTAATCCGCAAGCGAGCTCGATTATCCCAAAAAGCAACAGCGAATCGACCAGTCGCAAAAATACGAGTTGATAGAAGAAATTTACCGTTAATTCGATTATTGGAAAACCCTAGACGAACCATGCGAGCGAGTAAAGGGCAAATCAGAATAGGCAAATATCAAATACAACGCGGTTTTATTCAAACTCTAGCAAATGATCGTAAACACGTTATGCAGCGACAAGGTAAAGAGCGGTATTCAATTGATGTTGTTAAGATTCCGTTATCTAGACCGTTAACAACGGCTTTCCATAATGAGTTAAAAGATTATTCAAGTCAGATCAAAGTCGAACTGACAAGAGAGTTGAGTGACATTTTTAAAAAATAGAGGATTAAATGCTAATTCATAAGAAGATTCGACATCAAGTGTCGGATATGCTCAAAAGCAGTATAAAGGGTGTTGAGAATATTTATTCTGGGCGCCCTTTATTTATTGATATTGACCAAGAAAAAACAGCTATTGCAGTTTTTCTTGATGAGATTTCGTGCGAAGAGGTAGATCTCTGTCATCACGAATATACCGCAGCCTTAAACATCGCAATTTATCTGAAAACTGCTTTAGGCGACGACGCATTAGATGATATTGCAGACAAAATCAAAGAGCGATTAAGCGTAGCTATATCTCATGATGAATTATCGGAAAACATTTCCGAAATGACTCTTATTAGCTACGAATACGAGCAAGATACGACGAATCGCACTTGGTTCGTTTCTAACCTTAAATATCAAATTAAGTATGAGGACTAGATATGCCTACACAAACAACACCTTTTCAAGGCACTAAATTTTATTTAGGCACTGGTCTAACCGAAGGCAAAGCAGTCACAGCCGTAACGGTTAAGCCTAATGCAACCATTACATCAGCAGGGCATGGTGCCAAAGTAGGGGATTTTATTAAGCTAACTGGTTTAGGTGCGCTTGATGGATATTATCCTGTAAAAGTCGTTACCAACGACTTAATTACACTTGCAGATGAAGTAGATTGGACAAGCCAAGATGCGCCAGCCAGTTACGCAACAGCTAAAGTGGCTATCGTGAAATGGTCATCTAATTTCTGTGCGATTAAACAGATTGAGGGTGATGGCGACACATTAGGTGAAGAAGATATTACAACCATGTGTTCTGAAGGCACTGAAACAGAAGCAGGTGAGATTGAGTATGGCTCAATTAAATTAACATTCTTCTACGCGCCAGCTACCGCAATGCAAGCTGACTTGCGCAAGAAGTTTTATGCGAAAGAAACCTTCCCTTGGATGATGATATTGAAAAATGGTCAAGGTTCTCTTTACGGCACAGGATTTATCCAAACCTCACCTAATTTTAGCGGTGAAGTCAAAGGTAAATTTGAATCTGGTGTAACGATTAAAAAAGCAAAACGCGATTATCACTTACCAGCATAGCCGCAAAGTGCGGTGAATTTTGACCGCACCTTATAAAAACCAAAACCCCGAAAGCAGCGAACTCTCGGGGTTTTTCATTCCAATTAAACCATACTTAAAAGGAATAAACTTCATTGGAAATTATAACTAACTTTCTTCCTTTATTCAAGGAGCAAGCTATGCAATATGGGTTATGGGAAACGACCTTAGCTTATTTAGTGTTAGGCGTATGTTTCATCATCGCTTGGCGACTCCCAAATATTATTAATTCAATTAAAAACAAAGGTGATAAATAATGAATCTACGTGAAAAACTTTTAGCCAATAAGCCTAAAATTACCTCAATCATTATTAATGGTGAGAATTATTATATCCGTGAGTTTACTGTTGGTGAAATGAACAAAGCCTTATACGGTCAGCAACAAGAATTAGTCCGCATTGCTGAAAGTCAAGGCATTACGCTTGATTTTAGCGATGAAGATACCCTAACAGAGCAATTAGCCAAAGTTTACGACAAGCACAAGCTAACTCGCACAATTGCAATGCGTTTATGCGATGAAAACGGTGTAAACCTATTCAATGCCGAAGATGAAAACGATTTAGAGCAATTAGCACAGCTAGATAAAGCGGTTATTGAGCAGCTTAACCAGGCCATTATGGACGGTGAACCAAAAAACTCACCAGCCGAAGAAAGTTCCAAATAAACCTGTCACTTTCACTCGGCAAAACGCTAGAAGAAATTGAGCAGATGCCGGAAAGCCATTTACAGGAATACCGCCTATTTTATGAAGAACAACCGTTCGGCTTATGGCGTGATGATTATCGCTCGGCTCAAATTTCGCACGTTTTAGCAATGGTAAATCGTGATCCGAAAGGCAAACCGCCAGAGCTATCAGACTTTATGCCTTTTTACAAAGATAAAAAAGAAGAAGAGTTTGATGACGGTTCTGCTGAATACTTAGCAAATAGATAACTGGAGTAAAAATGGCAGGCTCATTAGGACACTTGAATATTCAGCTTGAGTTAGATCAGGTTAAATTCCAAAGTGGTATCAACAACGCACAAGGCAGAGTTAAACGCTTTACTGATACCACTACCAAACAATTAAATAACATTGAGCGGTCGATGAATTCGCTCAATCGTGTATCTGCGAATCTTTTCAAAGCTGGTATAGCAGGATTTGGTGTAAATCAATTAAAAGGTTTTGCCGATGGATATACTGAAATTCAAAATAAATTACGATTAGTCGAAAGTGCATCAATCAGCAGCTCAAAAGGCTTAAATAACGTTTTTGATATTGCGTTAAAGACAAACCAAAGCATTAATGCGACTTCTGGTGTTTATCAACGCTTTGCCCAAAATGCCGAAACATTAAAGATTAGTCAGGCGCAAATCGCCAGTTTAACCGAAACAGTATCTAAAGCTGTTGCGGTATCAGGTGCAAGTGCTGGTGCAGCCGATGCGGCATTGACACAGTTCGGGCAAGCTCTCGGAAGTGGAATTCTTCGTGGCGATGAATTCAACTCTGTAATGGAGCAGACACCGGCATTAGCAAAAGCGATTGCAACAGGTTTAGGTGTTACCACTGGCGAACTTCGCAATATGGCGAAAGAGGGCAAGCTAACAATGGACGTTCTCGTTCCAGCGTTAGAGCGAGCCAAAGAATCAGTGGACGACCAGTTTAACACTCGAATCCTTACAATTTCCGCAGCTTTTGAAAATCTAAACACCTCAACAGTTAAATGGATTGGTGAATTAGATAAATCAACAGGAGCTAGTGAGGCATTCGCCAAGGCTATTAACGAAATCGCCAATCACTTAACTATTGTGGCGAGCCTTGCGGCAGGTGCAGGGGTAATTTGGAGCGTTGGTAAAATCCGCACTTGGATTGCTGCTAGTATTCAAGCTTCCGCTGCTATGTCTGCTCAAGCAGCTGCAACAAGAAATCTTACTGCTGCACAGCAAGCTTTAACCGCAACCGGAAAAGGTTTAGGCGGAGCATTAGGTTTTGTTGGTGGCCCACTTGGCTTATTAACTCTAGGCTTATCCGCTGGCGTTGGTGTATTCCTAGACTATCAACAAAAAACAGAAACGGCTCGACAAGAATTATTATCCTTTGCGGATTCTCTAGATGTAACGACTGGCAAATTAGCCAATACATCAGCCGCAGTCCTTGACGGAATGAGAGCTAAATTAGAGCAATCAATCACCGCACAAAAGGATGAAATTAAACGATTAGAAGAAGAGTATGAAAAGCTCAACAGAATAGTCGAACAAGGCAAACAAATCGCACAGCAAAGCGGAAAAGCGGAAGATTCGGCATATCTAGAGGCGTTAGCAAAAGCAACTCAAGATTTGGCGATTAAAAAAGCTGAATTAGCGAAAGCAAACGAAAAACTAACCAAGTCAGAAGATGATTTGAAAACAATCATCGGTCAAGTTCCTGTTGCTGAATTTAACGATAAATTAAAGAGCTTATTGCCAACCTTGGATATGTCTAAGGTTAATATCGACAACATCGGCTTTTCGCTTGATGACTTAAACAGAATTTTCCCAAGTGCGGAAAGTGGTGCGGCATCTATTACAAGTGCGGTTGAGAGAATGGGTGCAATGGCTATCTTGGTAGCTAGTCAATTTGACGCCTTAGGGTTTAGTGTTCAAAATGCTTTAAGTGATAAGGCGACCAAGTTAATTGAGCGAAACAATCGCCAAATTGCAATCAATAAAGAAAAAGACCCGACCAAAAAACGCAGACTGCAAGCAGAAGATAACGCATTAAATAGCGGTTTTGAAAAAGATTCCGCTGATTTTTCTGCGGTGGTTGATAGTAACTTTGCTTTATTGGGCTCTCAAGCTGAAGCTAAGGCGGCTAAAAAAGCTAAAAAATCAGGCGGTTCTAAAGTTGATTATGTGAAACAGTTCACAGACCAACTTAGCGAGATGGAACGCAGACTGTCAGAAATCCGAGCAAATGCTCAAGATATTTCTGTATTTGGTCAGGTTAGTCAGTATCAAGAGTTAAATAAAATCACTCAGGATATAGCAGCAAATGGCGAGAAATATGCACATTTTGGTGCTGATGGATTAGCAAAACTCAAGGATATGGCAGCCCAGATTGATGCAGCACAGCAAGTAGTCTCTATTAATCAATTTACTTTTGATAATTCTGAAAAACTACGAGCAATGGAGTTTGAATTAACTCTCCTTGGGAAAACGCGACAAGAACAAGAGCTAATGCAGTACAATCATCAGCTTGATTTAGAAGCGGCAAGGTTAAAAAACGGGATGTCGCAGAAGAATATAGCCAAACTAGATGAAGAAATTGCCAAACTTAAAGAGCGTCGTGGGATTATTCAGCAACAAACGGAAGAATCTCGTGGTAGTGCAATTCTTGGTTTTCAGCAAGGAATGAAAACAATTGAAGATCAGGTTTCTGATGTTGCAGGAAATATAAGCAACATTACCGTGAACGCATTTAATAGTATGTCTGATGCTTTAACTGACTTTATCATGACGGGTAAAACTGACTTTAACTCCCTAGCAAAATCAATCATCAAAGATATTGTTCAAATGACGACAAAAATGATGATTTTTGCATCAATTAAGGCAGTGTTAGAAGGAACATCTTTTGGCAAAATTCTCGGGTTCTCTGGAGGCGGTTTAGTCCCTGAATTAAAATATACTGGTGGACTTGTTGGATTTGATGAAGGGGGATTTACTGGTATAGGTGGAAAATATACGCCAGCTGGTATTGTACATAAGGGCGAATACGTCATAACAAAAGAAGCCACTGCTCGTTTGGGTCGTGGCTTTTTAGATCATCTTAATTACGGTTCTGTTAGTCGTGGTTTTGCTAATGGTGGTGGAGTCGGTGTACCAAGATTGCCAACTATGGCTTATCAACCTAAATCATCAGGGAATATAGCGGTTAAGGTGATTAATAACGGTGAACCGATGGATGCAACAGTAAGCCAACAATCAAAAAATGGACAGCTTGAAATCACCGTGGAATTAGTGCGACAAATTGCGCAAGCGGAAGCAGGAACAATGTTGCAGAAGAATATGCGCCCTGGCGGATTGTTATCTTAGGAGTAAACATGGCATTAAAAACATTACCTTGGTGTCCTCAGCCTAAATACACTGTAGAGGAAGAACCTAGACGAAAAGTGATTAATTTTGGCGATGGTTATCAACAGCGGATGGTGGACGGACTAAATCCGCTGCTTCGCAAATTTAACCTGACATACAAGCTCAATCACAAAAGTGCGGTTGAATTTGACCGCTTTTTAACATCGCATGGTGGCGTCACGGCATTTTTCTTTCGTGAATACGAAAATGGCGATTTAATCAAAGTCGTTTGCCCGAAATGGTCAAAAACCGTCACTAAAAGACACACGGAAATCAGCTGCACCTTTGAAGAAGTGGTGTAGTTTTTAGATAAAAAAACAAACCCCGAACACTCGCAATGTTCGGGGTTTTTATTTACCCCTTATTCCAAGTTTAACCAACTAAGGAGCAATTTTGATTAAGTATACACCAAAACATCAAGTTAAGGTAGGTGGAAAAATGAGTGAAAAAGATGCAGGCATTGCAGGGAAAATGCTAGCAAGTGCAGCAATTATTGCAGCGGTTGGTTTTGCCATTGGCGCAGCGTGCTTCGGAATTAGCTTTATTCTATGAAATGCTAGAAGTAATTTCAAAAGAACCTATTGCACGCCGATTCGCTTATACAGTGATTATTTGCTTATTTATAGCGGTGATTTGGTGGAAGCTGCCTGATGTAATTATGGCATTCAAATAGTTTTTACTAAAAATAAATAAACAGAATTATTGTATCAATTGTAGATTGAACTTTCATATTTTATCCCCACATAGAGGCAAGCACAAAATTTTATAAGGGGTAAATGATGAAAAATTGCGTTGTAATTGTTAAGAAATCGGCATTGGAGCTTTTATGCAAGAATTATCCTCAATTTTCATTGAGAAAATGGTTTGATGTACAAAGCCAACAATTTTTGATAACTATAGAAGAATTGAGTAGGAATTATTCAAATGTCATTTGTTATGATGGGTTTGAAAAGTCTAATGAAGTTCATTTTACCTATAGTGGAGATTATCAATTGACAAACTTTTTTACTTATTACCGGATTGAATTTTCATTTTCTGAGACAGAGATGGTAGCATTAAATCAGCCTCTATTAGGATTCTAATTGATATCAGGAAATCAGCGTAGTAACATTCTCTCAATAGGCGTCAGAAACCTTAACTAAAAAGCTTCCCAATAGAAGCTGTTTTTTTATGGGGTAAGATATGGGTCGAAAAGATAATATCAAAGCAAATTTAGCTAAGTTAAAAGAACGGTTCCCAAATGTCTTTTTCGATACTAAACCATTAGTTCCTACAATTATCGATGATATGCTTGCCGTACTTGGTGATGATGAATTATCAAAAGTGGTTCGAAGTGCTATGCGATATTATTTAGATTCACCTAGCTATTTAAAACGTTTTGTTCGTAGAAAATGGATCAGAGATGTTAATGGTTCAAAAGTGAGGTTAATTACTGCGGAAGAAAAGCAACTAGCGAGAGAAAGATTAAATCAAATTAACGAACATAATTCCAAAGCCAATGCTGAATATCGTTTTGCTATTGCACTCGCAAGAGAAACGAAGATTGAATATAAGAAAGTTGAATTGCTTGAGCAGAAAAATCCTGAAAAAAGTAAAGTAGTTGTAATCCATAGACGAACGCCCAAAATTAAAAGTGAATAATTACAAAAAGCTCCTTGACACCCAAGGGGCTTTTTCATTATGATTTTTATCAAGCAGATAGTTATCTGCTCAAGGTGTCGTAGCCTTAAATCCAAAGCGGTTAGTCCGCTCCCGAAAGCATAGCGGTTTTTTTATGCGTGAAATTTAGTAACCTTGTTTGTTTATTGCCATTAAACATTCATTACGCATAACCACATCTTATCTATGCCGAGAGGGCGAGGAATAAAAGACCTTCGGGGAATAACTCCAGCCGACTTTGGACGGTTTACGAACCTCTTGGCACCCTATTTAGGGTAAATCTTAATTTCGTAAAAAAAATCCAAAGGAGACATTCTATGTCTAATCAAATTTCAACCCAAACAATTTCATTCAACAATCAGTCATTAATTACCGTTGAACAAAATGGCAATCACTATGTTGCTATGAAGCCTATTTGTGAAAATATCGGCATTGACTGGCGCGCGCAACGCCAAAGAATAGTGAGAGATGAAGTATTATGTTCAACTGTGGTTATCATAACCACGGTTGCAGAAGATGGGAAAAATCGTGAAATGCTATGTCTTCCTATTCAATACCTAAACGGCTGGCTATTTGGTATTGATATTAATCGTTGTAACCCAGAAATCCGTGACACATTAATCAAATACAAAAAAGAGTGTTACCAAGCGTTACATGATTATTGGTTTAACGGTAAAGCTGAACGTAAAACCACGGTAGATGATCGCACAGGCCTACGCAATGCCGTAAATATGTTGGTGAGTAAAAAAGGCTTAATTTATTCCGATGCCTATCATTTAATTCATCAGCGCTTTAATGTGGAATCAATTGAAGATTTGACATTAGAACAATTACCTCAAGCAGTAGAGTATGTACACAAGATAATTTTAGAAGGTGAGTTGATCACTGATCTTGAACTACCTAGCAGTGAAAAGAAATTCAGTTTTGAATTTACCGAGTACGAACTCCAACAGCTTGCTTGGTTATGGTTCGCTTTCAAACGTGGCGTCGGCACATTCCAACACATTGAAAGAGCCTTTAACGTTTTAGGCTCAAATATGAGTGGGCAAATCTACGGACAGGCTTACGAATATTTAAGTGTATTACGCTCAACAAACAAAATCTTAAACCGCATTACACAACAGTTTGAGATTGACCAAATGACAAATTGGCGAGCATTAGAACACTTGCGTAAGTTTGACCAGAAAGCTGTCAAAATCGATTTCTAAAAACACCACAAAATCCGACCGCACTTTTGAAACAGGGTGCGGTTTTTTATTGGAGCAAATATGCCAAAAAAACTACCGGATAAAATGACCGCACTTTTGCCGGAATTAGAACAGGGCGCCTTGATTGAACTGTGGGAGATTGATTTAAGACACATCTCAAGCAGTGCAGAACCAAGTACTAAAGGCGAGTTGTTGCGGTTTCACAACGGCTTAAATCAGTCACAGGTTAACTTGTGGTGGCAGGGTAACGAGTATCAAGCCTACCCAATTAAAGCAGATGGATTTGAGATTAGTGGACAAGGTCCAAGCAATAGACCGACATTAACCGTTTCCAATCTTTACGGATTGGTTACTGGTATTGTGGCTCACTTTGGGCAAGGAGTGGGGGCTAAAGTCACTCGGCGCCTTGTGTATGCCGAGCATTTGGACGCTAAAAACTTTCCTGGTGGCGTTAACCCTAATGCCGACCCAAATCAAGAGGTGCGTAGTTACTATATCATTGAGCAGTTAAAATCGCTTGACGATCAACAGGCAACTTTTGAGCTTGCGTCACCTGCTGAGACGGATAACGCAAAAATCCCGTTACTAATGATTACCTCTGACACTTGCATTTGGCAGTATCGCTCCGCGCAATGTGGTTACACAGGTGGAGCGGTGGCAGATGAGTTTGATAAACCGACAAGTGACATCAAAAAGGATAAGTGCTCACACTGCATAAGAGGTTGTAAATTACGCTTTGGCGATAATGCAATTTTGCCTTTTGGCGGATTCCCAAGTACGACACAATACGGTAACTAATCATGATTGATGATAAGCTAAAACAAGAGATATTAGCGCACGCCGAACAATGCAAGCCGCAGGAATCATGCGGTTTTGTTGTTTTTGACGGCAAGCAAAATATCTATATCCCGTGCGTAAACATATCCCCCGACCCAATTAATTATTTTGAGATTGCGCCGGAAGAATTTATCGATGCCGAGGAGATAGGCAAAATTATTGCGCTAGTCCACTCACACCCTAGTTTTAATGATGAGCGCGGATTGCCTTATTTATCCACGGCAGACAGAGAGTGCCAAGTGCGGTTAGATTTAGATTTTTGGCTTGTGGTTGATGGCGACATTAAGTGTTTTCGCAATGTCCCGCCATTAATCGGGCGCCAGTTTGAAAACAACAAACAAGACTGCCGAAATATCGTATTAGACAGCTATATGTTATCCGGTATTGATTTAGATGATAAGTCAATATATCCGTTTGACTGGTTTAAATCCTCCAATCTGTATGAGGAGGGATTGCAACGATGCGGATTTTACAAGTTGATGCAAGAGGATGATGTACAGCTTGGTGACATTATCCTAATCCAAGTCGGCGCCGATGTAGCTAATCATGCCGGGGTTTATTTGGGCAATCAAATGATGATACATCACAGCGAGGATAGATTATCGGCGCGTGTACCGTATAACGGATTTTGGCTCAAGCACACTCACTCAATATGGAGATTTAGAGATTGGTACAAGTTAAATTTTACGGTGATCTTAAACGATTTGCAGATAGCCCGATAGAGCTAGAGGTTAGCAATTTTAAAGAGCTCATGAGCGGGTTATTTACGCAAATTAAAGGCCTTAGACAGCACATCCGCAAAGGCTATTATAAAATCCGTGTAGGTAGTAAGTATCTCTCTGAGGAGCAACTCAAAACAACGCCAATCATTGATCTCAAAGATGGTTGTACAGTGCATTTAACGCCTGTAGTTGCCGGGGCAGGTAAGGGCGGCAATGTATTACAAATCGTTGCCGGAGTTGTGCTAATGGTTATTGCGTGGTACGCGCCACCAGCATGGGGTATGGCGGCTACCATGATGGGGGCAATGGGTGCATCACTTACATTATCCGGGGTTGTTGGATTGTTAACCAAGCCTCCGAGCATGAGTGACTACAGCAAAGAGGGCGAAAAAAAACAAAGCACCTCGTTTAGCAACATCAAAAACTTAACCCCGCAAGGCAGACCAATCCCTTTGCTGTACGGCAAAATGCTAACAAGTCTTGTGCTTATATCACAAGGGGTTGAGACGTTTGACGATATGCCGACAAAGTAAAAAATAGATTTCATTTAGACCACGTTTTATGCGTGGTTTTTTATTTTAAGGATTAATAGATGGGTGGTAGTTCAAAAGGCGGCGGCGGACATACTCCGCACGAGGCGCCAGACTCTTTACGCTCGGCGCAAAAGCTACGCGCAATCGGTTTAATTTCGCTCGGACCAATTAAAGGGCCAGCGAACAAATGGAAAGACACGTATTTTGACAATACACCGATCCAAAATGCTAATGGTGTAGATGATAATGATGCCGCTAGTTTTAACTTTAAAAACACAGAGATCCAATACAATCTAGGCTATCAAGACCAAAAGCCATTAGAGGGATTTGAAGCATCTGAGCGTGAGGTATCTGTTGGAGCAGAGGTAAAACAGCAACATCCTATTACGAGATCGGTTATAGATCCAGATGTAACACGCTTACGTCTGACGATCGGCATAAATGCTTTGATTTCGCAAAATGATCAAGGCGATACCAACGGCACATCGGTTGATTTCCAAATTTTAATCAACAACACGCCACGCGGAACGTATCAGATCGAGGGCAAATCATCATCTCGATTTTACCGCAGTTACGTCATAGATGATTTGCCGCCAAGACCATTTACGGTTACCGTCAAACGCGTGACTGCGGATAGCAAATCTCAACGCTTACAAAATGGCACGCATTGGGTAAGTTACACGGAGATTATCGACACCAAATTAAGCTATCCAAATATGGCTATTGTCGGCATCAAGACCGATAGCCGATACAACCCAAATTTTCCCAACATCAACTTTTTGCTATATGGGCGCATTATCAAAATACCAACAACCTATGACCCCGAGGCGCGCACGTACGCACCGGGATTGTGGCGCGGTGATTTTAAGTTGGGTTGGACTAATAACCCGGCATGGATTTTTTACGACCTTATCACAGATAAATTAGCAGGCTTAGGTGAGCGTATTGGTGATTTTGGCATTGATAAATTTATGCTGTATGAGATTGCCAAATATTGTGATGAGCTTGTAGATGACGGCTACGGTGGCAAAGAGCCGCGCATGGTATCTAACTTATGGATTACCGAGCAAAGAGACGCTTATAACGTCATCTCTGATATGGCGTCCGTATTTAGAGCTATTGCGGTTTGGGATGGCACACAATTTACCGCAATCCAAGATAGACCAACCGACCCGGTGTGCTTATACAGTCAATCAAACGTAGTTGACGGCAAATTTAGCCGACAATACACCGCAGGCAAGGCGATTTTTACCGCGGTTGAGGTTGAGTATGCAGATGAGCGCAACTTATACCAAAAGGCGATTGAGTACGTTGCCGATGATAGCATGATTGCCCGTTACGGTTACAACGTCAAAAAAATGACTGCTTATGGTTGCACCTCGCGCGGTCAGGCTCACAGATACGGCAAATGGGTGTTGGAGACATCACGCCTTGAGCAATGTACGATTACTTTTGCCGTTGGACGACAAGGATTAATGCACTTACCCGGTGACATTATCGAGGTCGCAGATAACAACTATGCCGGCAAAGTTTTAGGTGGGCGAGTTGTTGCAATCAGTGGTAAAAAGGTGACGTTAGATCAACCTGTAGAGATTAAGGGCGAGAGCTATCTAAACTACATCACCACTGACGGTTTGACAAAAATAAAAATTAAGTCGGTGGACAAGGTTAATCCGGCAATCGTTGAGCTTGATAGTGTGCCGCAAGGATTGAGTATTTTTGATAACTGGGTGCTTAAATCGGGCGTAGTGTCAACGCAACTCTACCGCGCCCTCGGCATTACCGAAAATGACGACGGAAGCTATACCATTACCGCATTACAACATGAGCCACAAAAACAGGCTATTGTTGATGGTAGTGCTAGTTTTGTGCCGTCCGTTACTACGGCTCATGGCGCAGGAGTTAATAAGCCCGCTAACGCAGATATTAGCTTTGGTGATGGCGGGGTTAAATTAACGTGGACCACGCCAACAAATCAAGGAGCCGTTAAGTATGACATTAAGTTATACCGCAACGGTAATTTGTACAGCACTCACTTAGACTTAGACAGCCCGGAAATTAGTTTTGATAACCTACCGAGCGGAAGCTATACGGTAGAGATACGAGGCAAAAACGGTTTAGGGCAACTGTCCGATCCGGTAACGCGCACGTTTGAGATTAATCTCAATATCCCTCGATTTGTGACTAAGTCGCTATTGTTTGCAATTGAGCTTGATTGGGATTTACCTAAGACGGCCACAGTCGGTAACTACACCGAGGTTTGGCGCGGTGCAACTAATGATATTAGCAAAGCGGTTAAAGTGGCAACCTTGCCATATCCACAAAATAACTATGTTATGAGTGGAGTGCCATTGAGCGCGGAATACTATTTTTGGTTGCGTTGCGGCGATAAAAACGACAACAAAGGGGAGTTTACCGCGGCTGTATTTGGTGAAGCAGACCATAATCCTGATAATTTGTTAAATGCGTTAGAAGGGAAAATTACTAAATCCCAACTTGGTCAAGAGCTTATCAATTCCATTAAAGCAGATATTAATAATGCTGTTGGCGAAGAAGCTAAAACAAGACAAACTGCTGTCGCAGGTGCATTAGCTAAAATAGCTGCACAAGCTCAATCATCAGGAACCGCAATAAAAAATCTTGAAAAAGCAGACCAAGCAAAAGCTGAAACCATCAAAACTGTGACAGCGAAGGCCGAATCAGCTTTATCAGGCATTACTGCAGTAAGACAAGCACAAGCTCAAAGTGATAAAGCAAATGCACAACAAATTAACGCTTTAACTGCTAAAGTTGGAAATGCAGAATCAACAGTATCGCAGGTGAGCAGTGTTGTTGCCGGACTTAATGGCAAAGTTAGCTCGATGCACACAATCAAAACGCAAGCTATTGCTGGTGGACGGACTGCTGTTGCAGGGATCGCTCTCGGTGCAAACCATGAAGAAAGTTCGGTCATTGTTATGGCTGATAAATTTGGAATTGTTGCTAATGCTAATGATGGCAATGTCAAACCTGTATTTAGTGTAGCTGATGGTCAAGTCGGTATTCGTGGTGATTTGGTCGTAGCTGGGTCGGTGACGAGAGATAAGTTGTCAGCGGGTAGCGGTGGAAATCTCTTATATAATCCTATATTTGCAAATGTGGGAGGTGATGGATTGCCACACGGCTGTAACTGGTGGGGAAGTTCGACAGCGATAAATCTTAGAGCGGATTCAAAGCAAGCTAATGACGCTTGGGGATTAACGTACTATTTACCCGGGGAAAATCAGCTTATTTTTAATATAGATGGTGATTCATCAGCATCTGGCACGGTGGCAATGCAATCTGCGCCAGTATTAGGAGATAAATGGTATATTCTTTCTGCATATATTGGCGCACATAGGTCAAAAGCAAAATTAACTGCAAGATGTCATTTTAAAGAAGGAGGATATAAGGATTTTAGCTCTGAAGATATTATAGGTTATTCTTTCCGTGGTGGTCTTTCCGGCTACACAAAACGTGCGTTTGTAAAAATTAAAGCACCTAGTAATGCAGAACGAATTACGCCAATATTCTGGGTTATATCAAACAGCAACGAATCGGGTAAGCATCTACGGGTTGCGCGACCTATGCTTGAAGAGTGCACTGAATACACAACAGAACCAAGCCCATGGCAAAACGCAGGTGTAACGGAAGTACACGGTGGCAGTATTATTGCAAACACAATCCGTGGCAACCATATTATGGCTAACCAAGAAATTAGGGCACCACGAATAACTGGTGGTGAAATTGATATAAGCGGCAATGACGGTATTTTGAGAGTTGGACGAACTGGTAATTTTTTAGTTCGAGCAAGCTCTCAAAATAGAGGTTTGGTTATGAATAATGACCAGATTATTGTTTATGATGATCGTGGTAATGTTAGGGTGAAAATGGGGAGATTATAATGGCAAATTACGGATTTGAAGTATGTAATGCAGATGGGATTATTAGGGATAAGGTAACGAGTAAATTTGCGAGAATTATAGCAAAGTTGCACGTCCCTCTTATCGTAGCATACGACTATGCTTACCAGAAAGCAGGTAGTGGGTCATTTATTGTGAATGAATTGTTGAATATACCTAAAGGCTACATCCCATTTTATTTTATCTCTCCAGCAGAACTTAACGGATGTTTTTACCCAAATGTGAAAATATCAGGCAACCTAATCAGTTGGGACTTTTACATTTACGACAGGGAATTATTCCCTCGCAATTACGACAAAAAAAATGGCGTTTCTGACCTTTTTGGTGATAATCCAGTCGGATTTGATTCTACCGATGTTGCGCCCAAGCGAACTGCTATCTTTGGTGGATGTTATATAAATGTAGGAATTTGCCCAGATGCTTAAAATATCTTCAGAAGATGCTATCAATATCATTGATGATACATACAAAAACTATCATTTACGCAAGTCAGGGGTTTTATACGATAAAGACTTCGAAATCAATGGCATGACTAAAGACTGCTATATTCCGTGTGTCGGATTTAACTCGCCAATAATAGTCATCCACCCAAGAGGGCATGATTACAACAGTAAAGTTACGTATGTTCCAGTTAGCAGGAATATGACAAACAAAGACTATATTAATAGTGAGTACAGAAATACTTTTGGATTTCAGATCTACGTTTGGTGGAATCTGCATGTAAATGAAGGCATTGAATATTATATATTTGATGATTGGCAGCCAGAAACAGCAAAATACGGTTTAACCTTATGGAATGAAAAAGGCGAAATCATATACCATTCTGACTGGTATAGGCTTAAATTGCTCGGGATGCATCAGTTAGGGAGAGCGGGACCATCTATAAGTAATGACTTAAAAATTGATATATCAAAGTTTTCAAATCTATCAAATAAAGTCGGGATATTAATGCCGTTTGTGAGGAGGTGCATGATGGGAGGATTGCCAGGGCAATATCTCCCACCTGCTGGAGGGCATAATACATTTAATAACTATGAGCTTGGAGAGGGCTTCTTTTTTAAAGATAAAAATACGATCCAATACTCTTGGGTTTGTCTATCTGGGATTGATGGATGGTGGTTCTCATGGGATCAGATAATCACACCGCCATCATCATTCATATTAACAGTTGATCTCGATGGCATGCCATTAAATTACAATTAGGAGTAAACATGACAACATTTAACAAAATCTTAAACCCAATGTACTCAGCTATCGCTACGTACTCAAAACAAGAGAACGGTCAAATCGTAATCTAGTTTGACTTAACTAAAACTAACCGCACTTTGAGCAATCATTGTGCGGTTTTTTATTGGAGTAAAAAAATGAAATACATCACAAAACAAATCGAAGATATTCGTACTGGTGCAATGTCAGAACATCATGCAGTCACAGGCTTGCAAGTTGACTATGTCAATAATAGTACATTTGTCACTATTGCATCGTATGTATCAAAAGCAAAAAAAGACGAGGGTAAAGACTCGCTATCGGTTAACACCTTCACAATTCAAGCAGTTCCAGATTGGGATAAAATTCCGTATGAATGGGCTTTAGGTGAGTTAGTTAAGGCACAACCTGAAGATTTTAGTCCTGAAACATATATAGGCTATGTAAACCCATATATGTTTGCTGGTGGAAAAGTAGAGCAGTAA